AACTTCTTCCGTTATCTTGTCAAGGTCTTTTCCTGAAACGATTACTTTCCCCGTTCCAGCATACTTATCTACCAGCTCCTGCAATCGTTCTATCGGCACGGTAATCACGCTGCGACCCTCTATATATCCCTTGTCGCCGGCCATATGCCGCGCCTGTTTCTCGCGGTTGATCTTCTTTGTAATCTTCCCGCTTTGAATATCCGCCCGTGCCTGTTCGAAGGCGTGCTTCTTTCGGGTGGCAAGCAGCTCCTCCGCCGTCCGCACCCTATGGAATCCGCTCACGGTCATCTTATCCGTCCGCACTTCCAGCCCCGCGTCTTTGCTGATGCGGTCGTACCGCTTCCGCAGGTCATTGATGCGCTGCTGGCACTGCCTGCGCAGCACGTCGTCCCCGGCGGCCTTGGCGGCAATGGCAACGTCCTTTTCCCTGCGGATGGCGGTTTCAATCCGCCGCTGCTCCTGCGTCCACTGGTATCGGCTTTGGGTCTTTCCGTCAATGGTGACCTGCTCCACGCTGCTTTGCCGGTATTGCGCCAGTTCCTCGTCCGTGTATGCCGGTTCGCTTATACCAAGCACGATCGGCTCGGCCACGTGGCTGCAATTCCATATCCCTTTTGCAATGGGCCGCCGCAGGGTCTGATTCAGCCGTTCAAATTCTTCAAGGCTGAATTGCCGCCCCTGATACGGCAGGTGGTCCTCCGCGCACAGCATGTGGGCGCTGATCTCCACACCATCGGCCCCAAACGCCTTGCCGGTCTCGTCGCGCGTGCGCTGCATCAGCGCCCGGAAGCCGTCCAACACGTTCTGGCGCGCCGCCGTGTCCAGCCTGCGGGTCAGGCCGCTCGCGTAGCGTACCTTGCGCGTTCCGTCCACCACGCACAGGCCATCCCACGCCGTGCTGCGAAGCACGCTGCGGATGGCGCTCTGGTAGCTCTCCGTGCCCAGCTGCACGGCGCTCACCGCACGGTCCACAAGCCCCTGATATTCCGCACTGCTTACCGTGGTGTTGCTCAGGTTCACCATGGCGCGGGCCGTTTCGATGTACTGCGCGGCGGCCATGGCTTCGGCAATTTCGTTGCGCAGGTAAGGCTCTGCATTCATAAGCCCGTCGTAGGGCTTCATGGCCGCGTCCGCCGCCTGTCGCAGCAGCTTTTCCAGCTCTTTCAGGCTTTTCCCGGTTTCCGACGCGAGCTTCCGTTTTAGCTTTTCCATGTCCGCGCCAATATCCCGCAGGCGCTCGAGCCGGTATAGGTCGGTGGGGGAGACGCGCCCGATGGCCCGGATGCGCTCGCCGATGATTTCAAGGTATTCCTCGTTCAGCGCTTCATAGCGGCGTATGAAGATCTTGGCCGCACGTTCCGCCGCATCCAATGCTTACACGTCCCCCCTTTCCGCATACAAAAACAGAACCGCAGGCGAGTGCGATTCCGTTGACATTTCCATCTGTTCATGCTATGCTTAACGCGGCAGAGGTTCATCGACGCTTGCCTTTGCCTTACAGATCAGCGATCACGGTTGCCGCCGTGATCGTTTCTTTTTGTCGTAAAGTACCACCATAGCAGCGTCGCGACAGCGGCGGACGCAATGGCGGTCAGTATATCAAAAAGCATCTGTTGCATAGGCCTCACCTCCTTCCCGCCCGGGTTGGTGGTGTGAACCTTCTGCCGCGGCAACGAACCATGCCCGTTGCCCGCTTATTTTACCATGAACCCAAATGTCAGGCAACTGCCCGCTTACGAAACGGTTTCTCCGAACGCCATCGGGTCCGGCTGCTGCGCCTTTGCCTGCTGTACCTCCATCCTCGCCTCGTCCATCGTGCCTCCCATCACCCACTGGGTCAGCCGCTCACCCGTGATCAGCCCGCGGCTTTGCAGTTCGCTCATCTGTGCGAAGGTCTGCTGGCTGCTTTCCAGCAGGCTCATGTCCCAGTCAAAGGCCGCTTCCCACTGTCCACGGGCGCCGGCAGGAGTAAGCCCGAAGCGCTCGGCCAGCACGTCGGCGGCGTACAGCGCATCCCGCACGGCCGTCTCGATTTCACGCCGCATCAGGCTGACAAGACTGTAGGTGTCGTACATCGCGGCACGCACCTCGTCGCGGTTTGCGTAATTCATCTGCTGGCGCTCGGTCAGGATCCCCTGCGACAGTCCGCATGCCTTCTCCACGCGGCGGTACAGGCTTTGCAGCCGCCCTTCAAACTCGCTTTGGCGGATGGCAGGGGCGAAGTGCTGCCACTGCTGCCCCTCGCCGATGGCTCCATAGCTCACGGGCACGAATGGCGTTTCGTCGTCCTGCACGGTGCGGCGCACGTCCTGAATGGACAGGTCATCCATATTGCGCCACAGCGTCGCATCCAGCCCCAGCATGGGCCGTGCCAGTTTGAACTCGCGGCGGTACCATTTCAGGTGCTCGCAAAGCTCGGCGATCTCCGTTTCCGCCCCCCAGGTCACGGGCACGCCGTAGTCGCTTTCCTGCGCGCGGTTGTCGCGCGGGCACCTGATCCACGCCATGAGCAGACGGTCCGTTCCGACAATGCTGACCTCCTCGTCAATGCCTGCCCACTGCGAAACCGTGTCCAGAGATACCGGCATTCCCGATTCACTCACCACCCGCTGCCGGATGACCTGCAAGTCTCCGTCCAGCCGGTAGTCCATCAGGCGGTAGTAGCGGCGGCTGTTCACCTGCGCCTGATCTGCCAACACCGTAGCGGCCGTGATGCGCTCTCCCTGCCGCGCGCTCACTGCCACGCGGGACTGATCCACCGCAGTGACCACGATCTCCCCGCCCGTCACCATCGGCACAAGCACCTTGCCGCCCTTGCCCCAGGCCTGCGCCACGATGCCGGGCATCTTCCGCCAGAGGGTGTTTGCCACGCCGGTCAGCAGCTCCGCGCGCTGGCCGTTGCCCTCCACGGCCAGTGTGCTTTCGCCCAGCGTCAGTGACGACAGCCGCCCGGCGATTACGGCGGTGATGTTTTCGCCCGTCGCGTCCTCATACCGCTGCACAAACGTGTCCACCGGCTCCGCCGCCTTGCGCGGCCTGACTCCAAACAGCCGCTGCACCCATTCGATCAGTCTTGCAAGCATGTCATCTGTCCTTTCTCAGCCATACGCGGTTGAGCGCATAGCGCACCGCGTCAATGGCATGGTTGTCGCGGTCGGGATAGCTCTCCGTGAACGACCCGTTTTTCAGCTTCACGAATTCGTACTGCGCGAATTCTTTCGCCGTCTCCGGCGTGCGCGCCGGGTCGATCACGATGTGCGCCCGCATCCTGAGCCACCTAATGCCCGTTTCGATGCTTCCGCGCCCTTTCATTGCGCCCACGACAGAGCGCAGTCCCTCGCTTCGCAGCTCCGCCAGCGGCTTTTCGCTCGCGCTGTCGCAAATGATCTCCGTGGACGCGGTCACGTCCCTGCGCTCCATCAGCAGACGGGCAAATTCCCGGTCTGTGGTGCGGTACCTGCGTAGCTCGTCCACCACATATACCGTCAGACGGGATGGGTCATAGCTCACGCGCACCCAGTGGGTGGGATCGGGGTAATATCCAAAGTCCAGCCCGTCGTAAAACGCGCCCAGACGGCTGATTTCCCCGTCCGGAATGGTCCGCAATTCGAGATTTTCAAACACCTGCCCGCCCGTGCCCGTCACTTCGCCCAGGTACATGTGGCGATAGGCTCGCTCGTTGGTCCTGCGCATGATATCCGCTTTCGACAGAAAGCTCGCACCCAGCCAGTGCGGCGGGATGTCCAGATAGCTGCTTTTGTGCGAAAGTCTCCCCTCGTGGATGCACAGCGCCTCCTCGTTGACCCAGTTGGCGACGCTCGCCGGCGGGTTATAAGTGTAAAAGGTCACGGCTGAGTCCCCGCGCACGGCGCTGGCCGTGATGGTGTTCACCGCACCCATGCCGTCAAACTCCGCCAGTTCCTCAAACCACAAAAATTTGAAGCTGCCGCGTGATACCTTGATGCCCTTGCTTTTCTGCGGGTCATCCGCGCCAATGAACAGGATCCGCTGCCCTGTGGGCCTGTAGATCAGTTCCATGGGACTCAAGCGCCGCGCCCACAGGTGATCCACCCCCAGACGGTCTATCGCCCAGCACAGCTGCTCGTATACGCTCTGCCGAAGCGTCTTGGCTACCCTGCGCACCACCAGCGCGTTGGCCTGCGGGTCTTTCATCATGCCCAGCACAATCTCGATGCTCACAAAGCTGCTCTTTCCACTCCCGCGCCCGCCGTATAGCCAGTATTCGGCGTGCCCGCCGCGTCGGATGTCGGTGTGCACAGGCGCGAATACCGGGGCAAGAA